CTTGCCTTCTGATGTCTTTGATGTTCTGTTGACATAACCTAATTACTCCTTTTTAATAAATTATTTTCCCAATCGTCACTCATTAGAATGTCATCAGGCCTGTTATTTGATTTATCGGGGCAAAAGCGCCCGTAAATTTAAATGTTTTTCCATTATATTTAAAAACTATTCCCTCACTTGGAACAATTGAATCTAATCCACCTATTGACTTCAATTTATCTAACTGTAATTTTAATGTGTTGAGTTTTTTCAAATCTTTACCACTTCTAACATCTTTAATGGCCGCATCTAATTGTTTTTTCACTCTTGCAACTGTAGCATCTGGACTTGCTGCTAACCAACCACTTACATTTTTCATTATTTCTGCACCAAGTTCAAAAAATAGTTTTTCAAATGGTTTCATATTTTCTTTAGCTATTGCTGAATGGTCATCTTTATCAACACCTAAAACCCATTCTAAAAATGCTGGATATTTGGCCAAATCTTTTTTGATTGTGGCTATTTTATAACTTTTATCAAAAAATGCCCACCGTTTTACAAGATTTTTCTGTACTTTCTTGGGGATTCCAGATGTATACATACCTTCTCCCTGTTTAACAAAATCTTCCCAAAACTTCTGGTGGTAAAGTGCCAATGTATCATTATCTTTTAGTTTATATTCTGATTGTAATTTCTTTAATTTGTTTACAAAATATGTTTTTTTCTTATCAAAATCTTGATGTTTAGGAACTGTAAGGAAATTTGGTTTTCCTATTTTATAATGTTTCTGTATATTTTGATTAACTTGTTTAATCATACCAGCTAACATTCTTGCACTACCTTTTACCTCACCTACTGCTGTTCCACTATCATCGTATTCAAGTGCTCCGTGAAATACTATCTCGGCTTTATCATAATTTATAACATTGGCTGACTTAGGCCACATAACTTCTAAATTCATCCAAGCCTTCCCATTCATAAAAATCTTATTTCTTTGTTTATCAGATAATTTACCGATGGCCTTTTCTAAGTCCTTTACGGCAAAACTAAATGCGTCCGAAATATCCCCCCTACCTTTAAATTTTGAGATTATTCCATTTGCGTCCAAAGCAGTTTCCCCACCATTTCTCAAATGTCCTTTATTTCTTGCTGCTATTAGTTTTCCACCAGTTGCTTCAGTAATAGTTTCTTCCTTCACTCCATATAACTTTTTAAACTTATTAGTCATCATTTGATAAACACCCTTGTCAAAGTATCCAAATGCGTCCTTAAATAATCTTGGTCTATCTTTCTCATCTACTTTAGGTGAACCGAGTAATTCTCTCATTACTGTTCCACTAACTTCTTTTCCACCAACCTTAACAGAAACGTGTGGTGCAGTCATAAAATATCCATGTTCTTCATATCCTTTTAAATTATTCTTGTTTTTCTTATAATCTTGAAAGTATGACAAACCACCACTTTTCTTTTTACCGCCCGATAATCTACCGGCATCTTTAGCTCCGAATATATATATCACTGAGGTAGTCCCGGAATCGTATTTTTTTAGCAATTCTGCCTTTAATGGTATCCTCTCTTTAATAATACGATTCTTAGGAATCCCCATTTTAGTCATGTGTCTAATCTTTTCAGAGTAATTCATAGGATGTTTAGGTGGTTTTTTAATGTCTGATGTAGTGATATATGCAACATCTACTTGTTTCTCTAACCACTCAAAGGTTTTTTTATGATGAGGACCAAATGGTTGATAACGACCACCATAAATTCCAATCACCTTTTTAATCTTTTTAGTATCTTCTGCTAACCATTGTTCAAAAACTTCCATTGCTTCTCTCATACCACCAGTTTGGGATTTATGGTTTTTAGCTCTATTATACATTGTTTCTATAATTTCTTTTTGTTCTGATTTGGGTTTACTTTTTACAGCACTAATAGTACTATTTGCCCTATCTATTGAATCATATCCAGAACCTTTAATTTTTGGTAAAATAGTTTTGGGCCAAAAATGTTGTTCTTCGGACTCAGTTAATAAATCTTTAACGAGTTCATATGATAATTTATCCATTATTTTCTCCCACCTTTATCAAAATCTTTTGAGAACTTCTTTAATTTACCGAATGTTCTAAACTTTTTCAACTTATCTTGTTTAACCCACTTCATCTTATCAAATACTTTCATTCTCATATGTTGTTTTACCATAAAATAAATATCAACAGGATTACCACCCATAGTAATTATCCATTTTCTATACTTCTTAACTAATTTTGCAGAAACGTGTTCGTGTCCATAGTGTGTCCAGAATCCTTTCTTTGGATGAAGTTTTGCAGTTGAATCCTTACCTATGTCGTGAAATAGTGCTGCCAATCCAAAATCAATATCACCAGTTTTTAATGCCCTATTCGTAACGGCAATCGTATGTTTCAACACATTACCTTCTGGGTGTGCATCTCTCCTCTGGTCGAAGTTTTTTAGATTATACACGCGTTTCTTCAAGTCACTTGGTAACGCATTATAGATATCTTTAAATACCTTTGGTTTTGGACGAACTGCTATTTCTTTTATTTTTTTCTTTGTGTCGGTTTTTAAGAACGGACCTCTCCTTAGTGTTGCAAATTTTACGGGTATCTCCATACCAAATAATTTCTTAGGTGCCAAAATTCTCAATGTAATCATCTTAGTACGATTGTCAACTTTTAAAGTTTCAAATTCAATTTCTTTATATCTTCTACCTTTCATTTTTAGGTTGTGACCTGTAATAAATTTTTCAACTTTACTACCTTTTACGGCATTTGCTTCATTTAAGAATTTATCTTTTTCCATTGATTGTATTACTTTTCCTATTTCAGGTCCTTTTAAATCTTTAGGAACTTCATTTCCTTTTACTGATAATTTAAATTTGACCAATTTCTTAAAATCGTTTCCTATGTATTTACCCCATTTTATAATCTGATTATTACTCAATGTTGTTCTTTCTTGAAACTTTTTAACTTTATAAATATTCTCTGGTTTAAAAGTCTGTAATATATTTAAAAATTGAATGTTTTCTATATCATTATTAGAATACTTTAAATTATTTAGTTTCGTACCCAAGGAACTTACATCATTTTTTCGTAATATCCAAGATAAAAATAAAATATAATCGTTTTCGTTTATGTAGGGAATCTTTACTTGTAAACCAGGTAATATTTGTTTTGTAAATCCTAAATCATCACAAATCTGTAAGTACTTCTTAGGAGATTTTGCTTTCGTAATTGACTTCACAAATTCTTCTCTAATTCTTTCACCACTTACTCCACTTAAACTTGGATTCTCTCTTAATGCACTTTCCGTTTCTTTAGTTAACTTACCATTTAGTGCAGCTTGAAATCTTAAAGCTCTCATCTTCCTTAACGGATCCTCATCAAATCTCTCTACTGCATTTCCAACAGTTCGTATCTTTTTCTTTTTTAAATCTGATACCCCTCCAACCAAATCTACTATTTCACTTCTATCCATATCATAGAACAGAGCGTTGATGGTTAAATCTCTCCGTTTAACATCACCCTGAATGTCTGAAAAATCTACCGAGTCTGGTCTACGACCTTTACCGATATCCTTTCTGAATGTTGCTATTTCGTGTCCACCAACTATCACTACTCCAAATTGTTTTCCAACTTCTAAAGTTTTCAATCCACCTTTCTTTGCTATTGTCAATACCTCATCGGGTTTAGCATCTGTGGCTAAATCATAATCTTTAGGGGATTTGCCAAGTATTGCATCTCTAACTGCCCCACCAACTATAAAAAGTTTTTTCTTATTCTTCTTAAAAAGTTTGTGTATCTTCTTTATATCAGAAGGGATGTTAAGCCTAATTTTAGAATATTCATTTAGTGGTAATAATGTTCGCAGTTTAATCATTTTTTCAACATCTGTTTTAAATCTTGTTTAGGAACAAGTTTTTGTTGTTTTATCCACGTTTTAGCTATTTTACTTTTAAGTGGTTTATTGATAAACTTATCAAGTCCTTGATTAACCAACATTTTAAATTTTTTCTTTGCAGTCTCTGGATCTAAATGTTTATTATTATCCACGATTAAAAAATTACTACCACCGAACAATCCTTGAAAGAAAGCTAAATTATTTTGAACTTCTTTCCAATATGTTTCTACCGTATCCTCTGGCAATCTTCGTGGTCGTGATTCATTTCGTTCTTGTGCTACTTCTAATGAAGTTGTTACAAAAACCATATAAGTATCATAACCCATATCTATTAATTCTTTTCTTTGTTTCTTTACTGAATTGAACTTATGACCAGTCCCATCTATAATCATCCCCAAACGACCTTTTAAATATTGTCCCATTCTCTTTTGACTTAAATATTTTGCACTACTCCTTAAACCACTATAATCATCAAAATCAGGATCGGTAAGTTGTTTGAATAATTCAGGTGGATAGGACTGTATGTTAAGATAATCTACAGATGAATCGTGTCCATAGAATTTCTTTAACAAGTATTCTAACTCTTGGTCTTGATTGACCATTTTTAAACCAGTTTTAGATACATTGATTTTTTCGGGGATTCCGAATAATTGTCCTGCAACATAGGATTTACCACTTCCAGGACCACCAGCAAGAAATACTGCTTTGAATATTCCTGGATCATTTACTCCCTCATTTAGCAAATCTATTAATTTAATCATGGGCAAAGCTTCCTTTTAGGTATATTAATTCATTAATAAATATAAGGAAATTAAAAAGTCTGAAGTTATTTAATGTTTTAGGTTTGTATAATAGTGACCAAGTGAAAACTTGGTATGAGATGTAGGTGAATCTGTATTCCAAGTTGGATTATATTTAGATAACGGTATTATTCTAAAATCAAAACTTATTCTTGTTAAACTTGTTTTATTTGGTTTATTTCCGTGCATACATTGATTTCCATTAAACATAGAATATTGTCCGTATTTTAATTCAATTGGTTTAAAGTCTAATTTCATCGGTTGACTCTCTACCCAAATTGTATTAGTTCCGTAACATCTTGTCAAGGGTAGAAAAAAATTAATTTCACCAGGTGGATGTTTATGTAAAGGATCACCGTCTGAGTGAAATGTATGAATTGCCTGGTCATTTGGTATGTGAACTCTAAATGTAGGCCATTTTTGATAATGAAATGGTTCGTCAAGTAACTTAGTTACTTCATTATGAATAAAATTATCATACAATTCATAAAATTCTGTCCAATTATCATTTAATTTAGTGTAAAATGTATTATGAAATTTTGTAGAACTTTCGGTATACAAGTTAAGAGATTCCGTTGGTAGTAAATCCTTTCTTACTTCGTGTATCTTTTCTAATTCTTCTGTATGAAATACATCAGAAACTAAATTTCTAAATTTATACTTATTTATATCAAATTCTATTGTTTTCATACAACTCTCCAATTGATTTTTCATCGTAACCAAATCTTCCACCAGGTCTAAACTCTGCGTTCATATTTCCAGCCCCCACATAACCATCAACAAATTTATCTACTGGATTAATTCTTACATCTATTGAAACTCTGGTTTCTTCTTTTCTTGGAACTGCCGTATGTATACACTCAGAATTAAATAAAAATATATCGTCAATCGTTGATTCTACTTCTTTTGCCAAACTAAATCCCTTTTCATTAAAACTTTTATCCTTTGAATTATAAGAAACTTCTGTAAACTTCTTATAATCAGAATCATAATCATCTACCCATTTATTACTTTTTTCTTTGTCAATAACATAAAAATTAGAATGTTTATTTTTAGTTAATGAAAACCAAATATTAATTTCTTGTGGTGGATGACCATATCCCATATCCGAATGAAATTCAGGAAACCTATTTTCATTTTTTAATTTTGGTGCATGAAACCTCATTGTTGGTGTTGATTGGAAATAAAAATCAAACTTTAAATAATTTTTTAATTCATTTAAAAATTCGTGATAAATAGATATAAATTTATCATCGGTTTCATAAAATATATGCTGTAATTCATTTTCTTTTTCTCTAACAAGATAATCAAAAAATTTCATATCGATATGATTATGTAAATTTTCCAAATCAGAAAACCCCTTATCAATAATATTTTTTTTCAATAATAACCGTATAACTTCTTTTCTAAAGATACGATTCCACTTGGATGGTATCTCCATTATATCCATCAAACTATAACTCCCGGACTTTTGCCCTATATTCTCCACGATTTCTCAACCACCATAATTTTTCACATGCAAATTGGAACTTATCACCAAAATATCCCTTTTTGTTTTTGGGATTGTCTGCCCAACTTTGATTGAATTCAAGTTTGTATTTGCCACTTTGTAAGGTATCAGTAGTTCCTATGGTGCATTCGTGAATATTATAATTAAAATCCTTTACAAATGGATATTCATCATCTGGATTTATTATAGCGTTAGATTGGTATTTAACAATATCATCCCAAATCTCATCCTCAAATGGTAGATTTAAATCTTTCTTCAAGAACACCCTAAGTTCTTTATAAAATCTTTCCCTATTGTTTCCTAAAGTTATTTGTATTGCAGTAGCTTCATCATAATCCCAAATGAGTTGATTTTTATCCCTATCCTCATGTACTTCCTTAATAACTCTACCTAATGAAAATTCATTTGCAATTGCATATTCTAAACTTTCTAATGTGATTTTTAATTCAGAACCAATGAATGTATCTTCGTTATTTTGTGCAAATTTTAGTAAATTCCAATAAAAATCTTTATACGAAATATCATTTATATTTCTTAAATACCTACTTATAAATTGTGTCAATCCCAACCAATGAAAACATCCTGATAACCATTTAAACATATATGCCATTTTCCAATCTTCATGGGGCATTGTATTAGTTCCAACGACAATATCCCAACCACCACTTTGGGCCACTGGATTAAATGGCGTGTGATTTGATTCATATATTTGTGCATATTCAATACCATACTTTTCTCCATATTCTTTTTCTGCTATTGGTGTATTTGGTAGTGATGCACAGGGAAACATTTTTGCTGATGTGTGTAGATTTATTTCCATTAAATAACACAATCCATCAACCCAACTATCTAATGTTTCTAATGGTAATCCCATCACCAATTCTACATAGGTGTCGAGGTGGTCCAATTCATACTTCTTCAAAAATTCTGCTAATTTACCATTATCAATGTTCTTCCGTTTTACTGCCTTTAGTGTGTCAGGATTCATCGATTGTAATGCTATAGTTACACCAGTCTTATCGAGTTCTTCTTCTTGCATTATTTTAGCAATATCCATAACTCTATCGGCATGTCCCTTTGACCAAGATACTGAAAATCTAATTGGATATCCAGTTTCTCTTTTTTTCTTACCCATATACTCTACCATATCCTTGTGTTCTGGAAACAACCCAAAATTACTATCTGCACAATCTATGAATTCTATTTTGTTTTCGGATGCCCAATCTAATTCGGCACATATTTTTTCAATAGAATGTCTTTCTATTTTTGTATATAAAGTATCTCCAATTTCACAAAATGTACAAGCATACGGACATCCTCTTGATGGTTCAACCGTCATTTTAAATTTTCGTATGTGTTTAGGTTTATTGAAAATTAATTTATCAAATGTTCCATCAAGATACGGACTTGGCATTGAATTCAAATCTTTAACTCTATCTCGTTGTGGATTTATAGTCGTGGTTAAATCTTTATTTTTATATGAAATACTTAAAACTTTACTTAAATCAGGAGTATCGTTTATTAATTCTAACAGTATTTCTCTTGTGGTTTCCTCTCCCTCATGATGTGCTATAATATCTACGTATGGTCGTTCTTTATAAAAATCATATATTGACGGATTTTTTTTAACCCATCTTGTATCATTGGATCGTGGTGGCATCTGTCCACCATAAATAACCACACATTCAGGCCATTTTTCTTTTAGTACTTCGGCAATTTGATTAGATAGAGTCCAAGACCACACATTACAAGAAAATAATGCAACATCTGGTTTTTCTGTGATGTGTTCCATTATTTTTTCTTTTTCATCTTTCCAATATATCCAATTACTAACTTTATAGTTTTTAGATATAGTTTCATCACTTTTACAATAACTCCACAAAACACCTGTACTATATGGCAAACGAACTTCTCCGTATCCAAAAATATTACTGAACTCACATATTAAAAGGTTTTTCATATTGATAAATATCTCCTAACTCACAACTTGGTTAAAAATGTCAAGTAGAAATTTATCCAAATCAAAATTACATAAATGTGATTGATTATGTTTAAGTATTGGAATAGAATCTAAATATAATTTATGTTTTTCTTCTTCACTTAATAAACATACCCGTTCAACTTCATTTACTATAAACTTATGTCTTGTATTATTATCTATAATATCATCATACGACTCATCAAACACATTTGGAAAACTTTTAAATCCAAATGATTTGAATAATTCTAAACTACCTGCACCTGCATTTAATATAAATGGATGTAATATCATACATTTCCACGGATCACCAACCAATCTTTTACAATTATGCGAAGTTTCACTAATAACACTAAAATAAGTTTTATCATAATGAATTTTTTTAGGATTGGAATTTCCTATTTCAGAATGATAAACTCCATGTTTAAATGAAGATAAATTACTATCCATATCTTTTGTTATATCAAGATATATGGGTAATTTGTCAAATAATTTAGGATCATCAGTTCCATCATATTCATTTAATACTTCTTTAAGTGTTTCTATATCAGATCCATTTCTATTTGTTGCGGAAAGTAAAAAGTATTTTTCTAAATCTCTACTATAAATTTCTGATAATAATTTTAATTTATGACCTGGTAATGTTCCGTTGTAATTTAAAAAAGTATAAGGTCTTGGTTCTACATTATCTAAATTTAATAACCATTTTTTGTAATTTTTTGGTTCACCTTTATATTCATGATTAATTGCTATATCTTTTTCTCTGTATATTAGAGAAAATTCATCATCTGATAATCTAAAATATTGTGCACGTGCATATAATTCTAATGTAAAACCAACAAGTGTTTTTTCTTTCTCATATGAACTACATAAAAATTTTACTTGGTTGGTGTTGTATCCCATTTCCATTAACAAGTCTAATAATGGAATTGTAAAAGGATAAGCTAATGCTTCAGTTTTTCTATCTATAACTACCCATAAAGATTCATCATTCCAAGTATCATTTGGTGGTGGAAATACATCAGTTATATATTTCTTTAAATATGGAATATTTTCTTCGAAGGGTGCCATAAATATTTCTGATGACTGAACCACCCATAGATGATATTTACTATTGGAAGTATCATATTCACTATACATATGATTAGAACTTAAATCAGGATCGGAAAAAACTCCGTGTAGACTTACATTAAAGTCTGCAAATCTATCATAATCAAGAAATTTATTTTGACGAAATATAAAATCTGAAAATTCTTTATCCACTAAAAAACTCCCTTAAAATTTCTTTACTTGTTTTTCCTACATCTATATCACTTTTTATATCACCGACATCATAATGGTAACTTCCAAACTTAGTATCACTATTGAATAGTTCTGCTGTTTCTTTTGTGGTAATGGTTTTTCTCGATACTAAATACTTAACACCACTTAAATCGGATTCTATGGAATCGTATATACTATCACAATATATAACATCATTAACCGAATCTTCTGTCAATGTTATATTTTCTCCATTGATGATTTTAAAAAATGAACTCTGTTTTTTTGGTTGTGGTAAAAAACACGATACTCGTAATATCAAATGATTATCACAATTATCTCGTATAATATCTTCAGCTATCTTTTTAAATATGGCATAAGGTGTTAATGAATGTGGTGCAACTTGAATACTTGAAATATAAATAAATCTCTTATGTGGTATTTTGACTAAAGAATAAGTCAAATCAATATTATCTTCAAAACATTCTTTTGATACCGCTTGTAATTCTTTCCAGTTAGTATTAAATGCACAATGTATTATCGTATCTACTCCTTCAGAAACAATATCATCAGTAAGTGGATTTTCTCTTGTAATACAAATTGGATTTTCATACTTATTAACTAAAAAGGCTCCAAGTGAACCATTAGTTCCTGTAATTAATATTCTATTATTCATACTAACTCACTATTTTATTAAACATATTAGAAATCAATCCTTTTATATCAAAATTCATAAATATATTTTGATTATATTTTATTGTTGGTATGGATTCCAAATATAATTTGTGTTTATCTTCTTCACTTAATAAACAAATTCTTTCTATTTCACTCAATACAAAATTATGACGAGTTATATCATCTTTTATATCATCGTAAGATTCATCAAAAACATTTGGGAAACTTTTAAATCCCCAAGATTTGAATAACCTTAAAGTACCTGCACCTGCGTTAAAAATTATCGGATGTAATATTGCAAATTTAATATGAGATGTTATTCTTGCACAATCAAATGAAGTTTCATTTGCCAAATAAAAATAAGTCTGATTCCAGTGGAATTTCTTAGGCTGAGAATCTCCGATTTCAGACGAACCTTCTCCATCGGGTGGTGATACATCAAAACCAACGAGTTCACTTTTAGAAAGTTCTCTATCTACGTCAAGATATATTGGTAACATATCTAAAATTTTACTTTCCTCAAGGCTCTTTATCCCGTTTGAGTGAAATGTTCTCACGTTTTCTCGTAAAGTATCTATTTTATTATTATCTATATTTAATGCAGAAATTAAACAATATTTATCTAATTTCTTTCGATATAATTCCGATAATAATAATAACTTGTGTGCCGGTAAATTTCCAGCATATGATAAAAAAGTGTAAGGTCTTGGTTCTACATTATCTAAATTAAGTAACCACTTTTTATAATCACTTGAATGTCCTTCGAACTCATAATTAATTGCAATATCTCTACCACAGAATCTCTCACCAAATTCTTCATCTGATAATTTAAATCTAAGTGTTCTCTGATAAAACTCAAAGGGAAAATGAACAAGTAGATTTTGATTTTCATAATAAGAATTAGAAAAAAACTTTATTCTATCTGTATTATAACCATACTTATAACATCGATTAAGTAATTGTTTCGCACTTCTGATATCTAAAGCTTCCATTCTCCTATCAATTACTATCCATAACTTTTCATTATTCCAAGTTTCTTTTGTTGTTGGAAAAACACGATTTAAATAATCTTTTAAAAATGATTCTTTATGAAGATTCTGAAATATTGTGTCTGATGGAACAAACCACAAGTGATATTTATATTTTTCATCGGTAGAGTTATTCAGAAATCCAAAATTACCATCATCATTCCAATAACTAAGTGTACATTTATATTCAGAAAAATCGGATGATTCCAATACCATCTTTCCAACAGTAGGTGAATTGTCTTTAGTATCCCAGCCACCCCAACTCATAGTAATTCCTCAAGCTCATTAATCATTTTAGATTTCATATCGGGTATAAATTTTTCGTAAAAATGATAGTAATTATGTTTTATAACATCTTCTATTGACCAATACCATTCGTGTATTTCTTCAATTGGTTTATTACACAACTTAATAATTTCACCTTCTATCATACTAAATCGTTCTTCGGTATTATAAACTCTATCATAACTCTCGTCAATAAATGGCTCAAAGGTTTTAAATCCATACTCGTGTAATTTTTTTAATGCACCCACATCATCTAAATAAATAAAAGGTTGTAGATTAGTTATTGGTTTCCAAATCTTCTCACTAAAAATTAATTGGTCTGTCCAATCAGTAAAATTATTACCAGTAACTATTTGGAAGTAACTATCTAAAAAATATCTAACATCAAAAACATCATAAGAATGTTTACATAAACTTAAATCAGGATTATCAATAACTAATGGCATTTCTTTTTCAAGTGATAACTGTTCTTCTTTCGTAACCATTTTTTTCCAATCCCAATCGGTAATCTTATTTGCAAAAGAAACATATCCCTTATCTAATAAATTATGTTTATCTAAACTTACAACCAATTTAACCCTATGATCTTTGGGTAATCTATTGAATGAAAGATAATGTTTTTTTCGTATTTTATCTTTAGAATTTGACCACCTTTTCATATTTTTTGATGATTTAGTATTTCCATGATACATCATTTTTGGATTTTGTTTTGTAAATCTCCACTGGTCTAATGCACAATATTCATATTGAATAATATTAATCTTAGTATCCAACTCAATATCAGCATATGTATTATTACTATCCATGTAAATAAAACTTTCTTGTGGAATTTTATATTTTTTTAGAATAAAATGTATTCTTTCGAGTAATGGTTCATCTAAAATACTATCTCTGTGATGTGAACCCAATCCCTCATACCCATAATTAACCAATAATTTACACTTACCACTTTGAATATCACCTATTACTTTATCTGAAATAGAATCAAAAAGACTTTCATCTTCAAATGTTCGTGGCCATCGATTATATCCAAACGCCCAAGCAAAACAATTTACATCAATATGGTAAATATAATTGTTTTTTATATTATCAATTGGTAAAGTTTCCATACTTAAATCTTCCCATTGTCTTGTAGCCGTTTCTTGATAATTAAATTTAATATCTTGTAACATTCCTAAAAAAACATTACCACAATTACATATTTTTTTATCATCAAATTCAAAGGTTTCAAGATTAGGTATCGGATCACCATCTTCTTTAAATTGGTCAAAACCAAAAATTAATTTATTCATTATTTTTATACCACTCAATTGTTTCTCGTATACCATCTTCAAAAGAATAATCTGGTTTAAATCCAAGTTCACTTGTTATTCTTTCAGTACTAACCATTCTATATGGAATAGTAGTTGGTTTTGAATTATCCCACTCTACTATTGGAGACTTACCTGTAACTTTTAGTATTGTATCAACAATATCACCGATAGTTACGGTTGAACCATAACCGAGATTATAAGGTCTCATAGATTCTCCCTTTTCTAATATTAGTAATGCACCTTTAACTACATCCTTAACATAAAGAAAATCTCTAACTACATCT